TTTCTATCTTAACTGGAATATTTTGCATATTAAAAACGGCAAATAATTCCGGCGACCGTTAGGTCGTTGCTGGGATTACTTGCCGTTTTTTGCTGATATAAAGCTGGAATTGCGCGCTGGTCGACAGCACCAGTCAGCAAAGCGGTTAAGATCATAAAACTGGAGGTATAGTTAGGATTTAAATTATTTTCTAAATAAGAGGCTAACCTTTTAACTTCATCAATATTTAGATATTCAATTTTTTTGTCTCGAGATTTATCATAAATAATTTCGACGCGTTGGGTGAAATCCTTATGAATTAAATCATCCAAAATAGCATTTTGAGTAGCAGCTCGAACTAATGAATTAACCTTATAAACGGTATCCTTAGCATGATTACTTCCATAATAATTAATAAACTGCTGATATCTTTGTCGGTTCATATTCTTTAATGAAGTTTTTCCAAAATATTTATGCAGTACGCGACTAGTAATCTTATACCTTTGCTGAGTCATGAATTTAATTTTTGGCTCTTTATAAGTGTGATAAAAGTAATCAAAGTAATCTGCAAATGGACGATCCCCGGTAGCAATGTTTAAACCGTTCTGATAATCAATTTCAACTCGACTAGCAAATAGCCTAGCTGCTGACTTTGTTTTAAAACCACTTTTACTTTTTTCACGCTCATGGCCATCCATGTCATAGTAATAATACCTAACTTGATAGCCAGTACCGCGTTTGCGTATCGAAGCCATAGGGAGCCTCCTTAAAAATTATAAAAAATATACAGAAAGGATAGAGTATCACCTTCTTTAAGATTCTATTATTTGATAACTATAAATTCAACTTTCATGATATACTTATATTGTTAAAAGGAGGGGTAGCAATGGAAAACTTTAATTTTGTAAAGGTTACCGGTGTCACCCATATGTTAAGGGCAGTAAGAGGTGGATTGACCGCTTTCTCTAAGCTTAATGGCGGTCTTGCTACTCATTCACCACAACGAGGACTAACCGCTAATTCTGCAATCAAACAGGATTGGCAAAAGGTCGGAAATGATATGAGAATTGGAATTTTAAAATATGATCGAAAACAAATCAAAGGACAATAATTTATCAAAAAAAGATAATTCTGCCAGTGAACCTAGCAATGATAATGATTTACTAGATAAGGTTGAAGCATTACCAGAAGAACAGCGTCAAGAAATGAAGCAAACTTTGGAAATGTATAGTGGGCCAATTCCCCATCCTAAAATTTTGGAAGGATATGAAAAGTTAGATCATGGCGCTGCGAAAGAAATAATTGATAATGGTGTTGAAGAATCACAGCATCGGCGAAGGATGGAAACTAAAAGACAAGCGAGACGTGGACATTTAGCTTGGGCAACTTTACTTTGTTTAACAATCATTGTTTCACTTTTTATGATTGGTTCTTTTTATTTAATTTTGAATAGCCATGAAATAATTGGTACGATTTTTGGTGGTGGAAGTTTTTTAACTTTACTTGGTTCATGGGTTGATCAAGTGCCCATGTTAACAGAAAAAGATGATCTATCTGGTAATGATACGAATAGAAGTGATGATAAAAAATAACGCATTCTAAACTTTAATTAGTGGGAAATACGTTATTTTTTTATCCCTTAATGATTGTATAAATATATTTTACCTAATTTGATGAAAGTTTTAATTGCCAAATACCATTGTTAAATTCGTACATTGCTGTTGTATTATGGCTTCCATCTTGGATATACCAGACATCACCGTTTTGATGTCCGGAAACATCAGTAGTGTTGTCTGGTGCAATGGATGAAATTGTAATTTTTCCATCAAGTGAAGATGGTTTAGTTGGTTGTGCAGAACTACTTGATGATGATGCCGAAGATGAGGATGAACTACTACTTGCCACAGGAGTTTGTGTATTGCTACTACCTGAAGCTGGCGTAGTTGTTGTGGAAGGAACATTCGTCCGGTAAACTAAAAATCCCTTCTTAGCAACCTTATAGCCGTGTTTTGAAGAGACTATAAAATATTTATGGTCAAGAGGCAAAACTTTTTTGATATGGATATTAAATTTACCCGCATGATCTGCTTTCCCAGTGGCAATTATACGTTTATCTTGTAATACGTGGATAGTCGCCCCTTTTTCAGCGCGGCCACTAATCTTATGAGCTGTGGATAATACTTGCGAATGGGTGTCAACAAATCCATGGTGAAGTTCCTTAGCACCAGCTATAGAAATAAATAAAAATGGAAATGATAATCCAACGTACAAAAATGTTTTTTTCATATTTAAACATTCTCCCTTATAGTTCAGCTTTTAATGTCTTCAGTATTTGGACAACTCTAACTAAAATGATACCGCTAATTACTCTGATTGGCGGTATTTTTTATTCAAATTCTATTTCAACAACAGATTCTTTCAGCTGATCAAGCATTTCATTAATTGAAATAAAGTGTCGCCACTTATTAGGATCATGTTTAGCAAGTCCCTTAAAGTTACTGCTGATTTTGTCGTGGATATTTACTAGAAATTTGTAATACATATTTGCTGCTTCACGATCAATTCTTTCCTGTGGCCAACGTTTGTCTAAAGAACGTTGGTCATTTTTTTCGGTCAAATATTGTAAACATTTGCTAGTAAATAAATTTTCAACATTGCTATTTTCTTTTAAATAATCTCTCAATTCTTCAATATCCATTTGAAAATCCTCCTTAAAATTAATTAATTGACTATTTAGGACTCGAACCTAAGTAAACCACCTGGTTAGTCGAAACGTGTGTTCTTTTGAAGCCTTAAATGAAGCTCCCAAAATGTGGGAGCTTATAAGATTACTTTGCCAATGACATTTACTTCATCACAATCGAAGTTCATATCATCATAGGCTTCATTAATTGATCTTAAAGTAACGGTATTATCTTCATTTACATATAGCTTTTTACAAGTGACACCAATATCGCGGATGTGGACAATCGCAATTTCACCATCCTCAACTTCTGGCTGGTAGTGGATAAAAACTTGACTACCCTTTTTTAAGAGCGGTTCCATTGAATCACCATCCACAGTAATTAATTCATCTGCACCGGCAGGAACTTTTTCGCCGGCAATCATTTTATGAATTAATTGGGTATCTTGATCCTCACCGTTAATAGGAGACCCGGCAGCAGTTGAACGCCCAGCAGGAATTTCAATCATAGGTTTGTGATCAAACATTGAAGATATTTTTTCATTATTCTGTTCGTCTAATTGATCACTGGCATAATTGTAAACTTTTTCTTGACGAGAAGGGTGGAGCTGAAGCATTTTTTTATTGGTATTACTAATTATGGAATTTTCTAACTTAACAATATCTTCTGGTTTTATCCCTAATCCATCACAAATTTTTATTATATTTTCCATTTTAGCATTCATAATACCGCGATTTAGGATAGACCGGATAGTTGTATAAGCCATTCCTATAGATTCGGAAAAAGCTTTAACATTACCAGATTTTATTTCTATTAGATCTTTTAAATAGTCTTCTTTGGTCATGTATGTTTCCTCCTTTAATATGATCTATTATATCATGCGAAAAATCGTATGTAAATGAACAATTTTAAACAAATACGAATTTTAGTACTGACTAAATACGAAAATTCGTATAATATGAAAATGTGCTCAGGAAGAGCTATTATTTTTTAAATTAAAATACGAAATTTCGTATATGAAAGGAGCCTTTTTATGTTAAATAATTTGGAAGAAATTCGAAAGAATAAAAATGTGACTCTAGTTGATATGGCTGATCTTTTAAATGTTCGCTATCAAACTATTGCTGACAAAATTAATGGTAAGTCATCGTTCAAGTTTAGTGAAGCTTTAGAAATACAAGAGAAATTTTTCCCGGAATATGAACTCAAATTTTTATTTAGTCCAGGTACGTACACACAACCAGTATAGAAAGGGGATTAATAAAAATAACTAAAGGAAGTGACAAAATGTCTCAAATCATTACTGCTAAAGTTTCAATTCAAATTCCTAATAATTTTGAATTGATCAACAAGGAAGATTACCAGGAGTTGAAACATCAATCAACCTTTGGACGAACTTGGAATTTAAATGATCTTCGCAAGTGGTGTGGGAATAAATCGCCACAATGGTTAAAGGAAAATGTTTTGGAAAATCCAAAATATTCAAGAGAAATACAAACAATGATTGATCGCGGAGAGTTGATTCATCGTGGAAGTAAAGGTAGTCCGTGGCTATTTAAAGCTACCAGAATGCAACAGTTTTTGGAGAATCATTGGAATGAATTCAACTGGTAAGGAGGTGTAAAAATGGTTTTAATTTTGCCACAGTGGTTAGACTATGTAATTTTTAGTGCGATTGGTTTTTGGATTGGGACTGAGTATATGAAGTATAAAGCAAATCCAAAAACTTTTTGGAAAGAGTGGTTTGATTAATGGAATCTTTGGAAGTACTAATTTTATTATTTTTGGCAGCCTTTGTCATTGAATATTTTATGCCAACCGGACGCCATTAAAAATATAGAAAGTGAGTCATATTGATGAATAAATTACAAAAGTATTCGACACCTCAATTAGTGGGTGAATTAAGAAAAAGAAAAGAAGCTCAACTGTTTCATGGCGGTCTTTATGCCAATACTGAACTACGAGGCAAATATGGTCATGAAAACATTAAGCTTCCAAATAATTACTGGATTTTATTAATTAGCGATTCTTCTCTGCTAAATAGTAATTAAAGGCATTTCGAACAATTTCCAATTCTGGATTTTCAGAATTAACTGATTTGATATATTTTTCTAAAGTTTCCCAATCTAAATTTCCTTTGGGAAACGATCTATCAGATTTCGCGTCTCTGGCCAAATCACCGATTGGCAGGCTGACGTCTTTAAATCTCATTAACCAACTGTAAAAATCCATGAAAATTCACCACCTTTAATTGAACTAACTAAATTATACAGCAAAGGAAGTGATGGAGTGTTTCTTTGTAATAAAAAAAGTCCACTACCGCAAATAGTGGACTGAAGAAAGAATTGTTTAACTAATTATATCATATATAAAGTGAGGCAACTGAATGGAACTTATTTGGAAGGCAGTTGGAATTATGGATTCCAAAGTGCTGGAATCTGGAAAAACCAAAGCAGAAGTAATGCGGAAACTTAGCGTTAAATATCCAACTTACGTTGTTACTGGTAGAAATAAAAATTTCCATAAAAGCTTTAAGGAGCACACACCGATTTATCCGGAACCAATTAGATTGATCTGCGGTCGAATCACAAAATCTAAAAGTAAAGAAATAGCTTCAATGAAGGATTCAATTAATCGGCGATACTATTCAATTTAAATAAGTGGAGGTAATTATAGATGGTAAACGAATTAACCTTACCAGAATACACGATTGACTATCGGCCAACCGTTATTACAATTAACAATTTTGATCGATTAAAAGCAGCTGTAGAAGCATATGCGAATAAATATCAAGGAATGGCAGTGACAACTTCCACAGAAAAAGAAGCCAAGTCCAGTCGAGCTGAACTTCGAAAATTGAAGCAAGCCCTTGATGATAAGCGCAAAGAAATCAGAAAAAAATACGCTGAACCATATCAGCGGTTTGCAGCTCAAATTAAAGACTTAGAAGCCACTTTAGATTCATCAATTAATCCAATCGATGCTGGACTAAAAGAATTGGAAGATCAGCAACGCCATCTTCGCTTAAAACATGTTCAATCTCTGATTTCTGAAATGGCACCAAATTATCATGTTGAACCAAGCGAAATTGATATTGATCCTACTTGGTTAAATAAAACCACCACGAAAAAGAAAGTAACCGAAGGCATTGCTGACGTGATGGGTTATGTCAAAAAGAAACACGATGATTTGGAAGCAGGTATTAAAACCATTACCAAATATGCTCAAGCTTATCAGATTGATCCGGCTGGTTGGATTGATCAATTAAAGCAAGGCCAGGATGTTAATTATTTAATTACAGCAATTGATAATCAGGTCAAGCTAAATCAACAAAAACAGCGAACTTTGGAGATTCAAGCAGCAGAAGCACAAACACATCAAATTCAGCAGAAAGATAAAACGATTGATACTAACACTGGCGAAATTGTTTCCCATTCAGTGTCTTTAAAAATAACAGCAACAATTCCACAAATGAAACTGTTGAAGGATTTCATGGATAGTAAACATATTCGTTATCAAAGAGTGGGTGCTTAATCATGAAGACGATTGAAGCTAAAGATTTACAGCGAACCCAGAATTGGCGAGTCATTCTATATGCTAAGCCTGGAACTGGGAAAACAACTTGTGTTAAATATTTACCTGGCAAAACTAGAATTTTTGATTTAGATAACTCCGCTAAAGTATTAGCTGGAATTGGTAACGTTACAGTCGATGAAATGGATCGAACTCGTCCTGAAGAAGATATGAAGCAATATCTTGAACATGCTTCAGAATTGATTGTTGGTTACGATAATTTAGTTATTGATAATGTGTCAAGCTTTGAAAAAGATTGGTTTGTGGAGAAGGGTAAGGGGAGCCATAACGGCATTTCAAATGAATTGCAGGATTATTCACAGTGGACTAATTATTTTTTTAGAGTGATGACTGCTATCTATGCGTTGCCAGTTAATGTGCTAACCACAGCTTGGGAGACACAACGCCAAATCACTACTGAAAATGGTCAGCAATTTAATCAATATGCACCCGAAATTCGTCAAAGTGTGATGGATGGAATGCTGGGATTATGTGATGTAGTTGGTAGGTTGATTATTAATCCGAAGACTAACGGTCGTGGCGTTATGCTGCAAGGAAATGACTCGATTTATGCCAAGAATCGTTTGGACAATCGAACCATGTGTGCTGCTAAGGACTTATTTAGGTTTGGTGGTGAATAGTATTGCCATTTAAATTATTTGATTATCAACAACGATTGGTAGACGAAACCCGTCAAAAACTTGCTGAAGGCAATCATGGTGTCTTAATTGTTTCCCCACCAGGAAGTGGTAAGTCAGTTATTATTGCAGAAATTGCCAGATTAACAGTTGCTAAGGGTGGACAGGTAATGTTTTTCGTCCACAGACAGGAACTCGTGAATCAAATAACCCAATCTTTTCAGAAACAAGACGTTGATTTAATGCACTGCACAATTATGACTGTGGGAAAGATTGTTAACCGACTAGGAAAATTGCCAAGGCCTAATTTAATCATTTGTGATGAATCACAGCATAGTCGGGCAAAGTCTTATTTGAAAATATTTGATTATTACAAAGACGTGCCAAGATTGGGATTCACTGGGAGTCCTTGGCGAATGAATGGAAAAGGTTTTGATGATATTTATTCAGCGATGGTGGAAGGACAGACTGTTACCTGGCTAATACAACATCATCACTTGGCACCGTACAAATACTACTCAATCAAATTGGTTGATGATAGTAAATTAAAAAAATCAAGCACCGGTGATTATACCAATAACTCGATTGACGATGCCATTGGAAAAACAATTTTTGGGGATGTGGTCAAAACCTATCGAAAAAAAGTTCCTGGCCAACAGGCCATTGTTTATGCCCATGATATTGAACACAGTAAAGCAACTGCATCGGCATTTTGTGCAGCTGGAATTGAAGCAGTTCATGCAGATGCAAAAACGCCTAAAGCCAAACGTGATCAAATTATGTGTGACTTTAAAAGCGGTAACATCAAGGTTCTATGTAATGTAGATTTAATCTCGGAGGGATTTGATGTTCCAGATTGCTCTGTAGTCATTATGTTACGACCAACCGAGTCATTGGTATTGGACATTCAACAATCCATGCGATGCATGCGATATAAGCCCAATAAAGTGGCCACAATTATTGATCATGTGGCTAACTATACCCGTTTTGGTCTGCCTGACACTCCACGACAATGGAACCTTGAAGGACGACCTAAGAAGAAACGTCAGAATAACACAAAATCAATTCCGGTCAAAACTTGTCCAAATTGTTTTGCCGTAGTGCCGACACAATGTTGTGTTTGTCCACAGTGTGGTAATGAGATTAAATATGATGCTGATGAAATGGAAATTGATGAAAGTGCTCAACTGGAAAAAGTTGGAGAATTTAAAATGACGACCGATTACAGTCAAGTACGCTTAGCCAAACAAAAGCCAGAGAATGCTAAAAATTATCGGGATTTATTAGCAATGGCTAAAGCCAAGGGATATAAAGCTGGTTGGGCTTATATTCAAGCGAAACGTTTGGAATTGATTTAATTAATAAACGGAGGAAATAACTAATGGCTTTTATGCAAGCAAATTACAAGAACAACGAACACAAAGATTTTTCAGCTTTACCAAGTGGAAATTATGAAATGATTATTAAATCTGCCCAGGAGAAAGCAACAAAAAATGGTGCCGAATCCTTCCAATTGGACTTGGTTGTTCGCAATGATTTAGATGGAGTACAAGCATTAAAAAATACAAATGGCAAGTATCATGATCGCCATGTCTTTATGGACAATTGGAAGCGTAAAACCACCAATCAATATGACCTTGATAGTTTCCAATATATTCTTGAAGCTGTTCAAATTCCGGAAGGGACTCCGCTAAACACCATTAATGATTTTATCAACGCGATCGCTAATAAGCCAGCCAAGGTTTATGTCAAAAAAACGGTTGATGATTATGGTGGTGAAAAGAAAGATATAAATCAAATTGCTCCCTGGAATTTTAGTAAGAGTGATTATCCACAAGTGCAGCATGTATGGAAAGATCAAAAGGACGGCAAAAACCCATTTGCTGGTAATCAACCAGCATCAGCACCGGCAGATGATCCATTTGCCAATTCTGGAGATTCAATTGATATCTCAGACGATGATTTACCATTCTAGGAGGGTAAAAAGTGGCATATGAAAAAATTCCAAATGAATTACGGACCCTAAAACAATGGGGGCTGTTTAGAAAAATTTGGCAGCCCGAGCGAAAAAAATACACCAAAATACCCCATAATGCGCTTGATGGTGGGGCGGGAAAAACCAACGATCCTAGTAGCTGGACTGATTACCAAACAGCCTTAGAAGCGCTCAAAACGTATAAAATGGACGGTCTCGCATTTTACTTTGCTAACGGTTATGTCGGGCTAGATATTGATCATATTGGAGACGAGTTGGAAAGATACGCCGCACAGGATTATCAACAAAATGAAGTCCAAGATGTGTTAACGATGACTAAATCCTATGTGGAAATTAGTTTATCCGGTACCGGAATTCATGCCATTTTTAAAGGCAAAATTCCTGGTGATCGTCGTCGTAAGGGCAACGTTGAGATGTATGAATCTGGTCGTTTTTTTGCCCTGACAGGTCGAACAATCGGTCCATACAGTGATCTGATAAATACACCTAATTCCGAAGTGATGAAACTTATTTATAAACATTATTTTGGAGAAGATAATGTTATCAAATTATCGAATAACAATCCAATCCGACCTAACGACTTGAGCATTGGTGAAATTATCAAACGTGCCGAGCTTTCACGAACGGGTAAACGTTTCAAGATGTTTATGGAAGGTGGCTGGGATGGCTTTTACACTTCACAATCCGAGGCTGATTTGGCATTTTCCAACGACTTAGCTTTTTGGACAGGACGTGATTTCAATAAAATGGATCAAATCTTTCGAAAGTCTAGTTTAATGCGCCCTAAATATGACGAAAAGCACGGAAAAACCACTTATGGGGTTTCACTTCTTAATAAATCCATTAATGAAACTCGGGAAACTTTTAATCCGAAGTTGCATCCTTTACACAAATACAACATCAAGTTTGGACAGTCTAAAAAGCAAAAAGAATTACCTCCCAGAAGCTGGGATGACACTGGGAATGCTGACCGATTTATTGATGTGTTTGGAAAGTTAGTCAAATATTCCTATATTGATAAGTCCTGGTATTTCTATAATGGCAGTTATTGGGAAATGGATGACCAGGGAAAAGTTGCACAGTTTGTTGATATGACTGTGGACAATATGAAAAATGAAAAGTTGCATGTAGCACCTGGTGTGGATCCTGAAAAAGCCAAAGTAGCTTGGGAAAAGTTTTTAAAAAAGTCTCGCAGTCATGCTGCCAAACAAGCCATGCTAAGTGAAGCACAACATCGGGTTCCAGTATTGCATGGGCAGTTTGATCAAGACAAAACTTTATTGAACACGGTTAATGGTTATATTGATTTAACTTCGGGTATCTTAAAAGATCACGACATTAAGAAAATGTTTAGCCATCAGACAAGTGTGGAATATACCGACAAAATCGATTGTCCAGAATGGGATGAATTTTTAAATCAAATTTTTGCTGGCGATCATGAATTAATCCATTACATTCAAAAAGCGGTTGGATACTCTGCCACAGGAAGTATTAAGGAACAAGTGATGTTTATTCTGTATGGAAATGGCCGAAATGGTAAATCAATTTTCATCGATACTATTTCTGATATTCTGGGAACTTATGCCAAGTCAATGCAGGCCGATTCAATTATGGTACGACAAAACAAATCGGGAGCTAACTCAGATATTGCCCGGTTGGAAAGTGCCCGATTAGTTACTTCGAGTGAACCTAATGAGGGTGTGAGATTGGATGAGGGATTGGTTAAACAATTAACTGGCGGTGATAAAGTAACCGCACGGTATCTATATGGTAAGGAATTTGAATTTAAGCCACAGTTTAAATTATGGCTGGCAACTAACCATAAGCCTATCATTCGTGGTACTGATGAAGGGATTTGGCGACGATTGATGTTAATTCCATTTTCAGTAAAAATTCCTGATGACCAGGTTGATAAAAACTTAAAGGATAAATTGAAACGTGAATCCGTGGGAATCCTTAATTGGATTGTTGAAGGTTGCTTATTATGGCAACGTGAAGGCTTGAATCCACCAATAAGTGTCACTCGTGCCAGTCGGCAATATCGTGAAGAAATGGATGTTATTAGTTTATTTGTGGATGATTGCTGTGAAGTGAGTGATAGTTACCGAGCGCCTGCTGGTGAACTTTTTAAGAAATACCAATTCTGGGCAAAAGACAATTCGGAGTACTCTATGAGTAAACAGAAGTTTAGCAGAGAAATGAAACAGAAATTTGAATATAAACAAAGTAATGGTCGATTTTATTTAGGATTGAAGATTAAAGATGATCCCAGAATGAATTGGGCAAAGTAATTTTTGGACGGATGGACAGATAAATGGACGGATAATGGACAGATGATTTATAAGTAGAATTCCTTGTGGCTCTAGGTATTATTACTCTTTTTACTACTATGGACAGATAAATTAATAAAAGTATATAAGATAAAAGAGTAAAAAAGGATATATAAATAAAGGTTTGTTGAAAAGATCCGTCCGCGTAATGAAAAATAGCTCTATTACTACAACCACAGTGGATACAATGGTTAAATCATCTGTCCGCTTATCCGTCCACAAAAAAGAAACACCCCTTGTTGTTGGCAAAAGATGTTTCCTAATTATTATTTTACGAATTCAGTAACTATTTTATTGAATTTATCTGCTTCTTCAAAGAATAACATGTGGCCTACATCGTTAAAGATTTCGAATTGACCATTCGGTAAATCTTCACTAACTTGTTTGACAAGTTTCCAATTAAAGAAACTCTTTTTACCTGAAATGACCAAGCTAGGGATAGTTATTGTTTTAATAACATCGTGCCAATCATTTGCCATATGGTTATAGAAAAGTGGGGAAATGAAATTCTCATTTGCCTTAACTGAATCATTGATTAATTCCGTTAAATCCAAATCCTTGTTGATGACAATTCCCTTAATAAAACTAGAAAGAGCCCCTTCTTTATCGGTGTACAAGGATTTACAAAAGTCTAAGGTCTGTTGATAATCTAGCAAGCCTGCATGATTATCTGGAGTTTCCAATGCCCAGGCTGGCTCATCAACAAATACAAATTTACTCAAACGATCATTCTGGAATAAATCCCAATATGACCAACCAATAGAGCAACCCATTGACCAACCTAAATAGGTGACATCCTTTAAATCAAGTGATACAAGCAACTCGTGAATATCAGTTGCTAAGCGGGAAATTCTTTCTCCAGAAACAGCTTCATTTGAATTTCCGTGACCGCGTAAGTCTACAGTAATTACGTGAAAGTGTTTACTCAATTCAGGGGTATTCTTTTGGAAATACTTTCCTGAACAACCATATCCGTGAACCATTAATAAATTTTTGCCGTGCCCAGACTCTGTATAGTAAATCTTGGCATTGTCGTTCGTTGTAAGATACGACATCTAATCATCCCTTTCAGACATAAGTTTATCCTTTTACTAGAACTAAAAAAGCGACTTTATAAATTGTTAAGAAATAATTAAGGCAATATTTATATTTGAATCTAATTATTTGGAGGCGTGTAAAGATTAAGTCAGAACATGAAATTCAAACAGAAATTCTTTTAGCATTATCGCGACATGGTTGCACCGTTTGTCGTAGTAATGCTGGAAAAATTAAAACTGATGATGGTAGACGAATTATGTTATTTCCAAGAGGTTGGCCGGACGTTACCGGTTTTGAACATCATAGTGGAAAAATGATTTTGATTGAAGTTAAAAATGAACGAGGTAAGTTACGTGATGATCAGAAGCGGTTTGCAAAATTTATTAAGCAATATCCAGTGTTATATGGCGTTTGCCGTTCTGTAGATGACGCATTAAAAATAATTGGAGGTAAATGAAAATGACAGTAAAAATTGTTGATAAGGAATTGTTCAAAATGTACCAATGCGCAATGGCGGAAAATATTTCTGATTGGAAGCGAGTAGCCAAATTAGCTAAATTTATTGATAAATATGCTAATGATGATGTTAATTCTAATCGCGATGATTTAGCTAACGTTGTGGATGCAATCTTAAATCATGAAGATGTTGAATTAGCCGTTCCTAAATATCGTTTGAAGATGAATGGTATGGTTGGAAATAATGGACAACAGTACGTTTCTCGAAGAATAGATGATCAAGGTGGATATTTTATCTGTGGAGTTCGCAACCCGCACGTTTGTCGAGGCGAAATTACGCAGCAATTTACACGTGATGAAGCTAAATTCCTGAAGGATTTATTAAATAACTCAAGTATCCAAAGTGTGGAGGAGTGACGGTAATGATCAGATATGTAAAACCGTGATAAAATTAATGCCACATGAAGTAAATTTATTACAGATTGGATGGGTTAAAAATGAAGGAACTAGTTAAACGAGTAATTGAATTAGAAAGTCAATACAATGGTTCAATGAATAATGTGCCAGCAAATAAGTTATCTAGTTTGCAAGCTTACGCTAATCAAGTAGCCCCAGAAAAAATGGTCAAAAGTATTCGAAATGCGGTTAGAAGTAAGCAGTATCAGCGTTATTTCTTGATGAAGTTAACTCAATTGGTTATTAACGGTAATAATATTGAAAATATTCAGAAGCAATTAAATGCTGATGATGTAATTAATATGCACGGAGAACGGATGATGAGCAAAAATGATATATTAGCAGCTATGAAATATCATCATTTGGTGTAACAGTTACTTCAAAATTATTGGTGGTGATCCTTTGAAAGATGAAGTGTTAGTTAATTCAATTACTAATTGTCGAAATTTTAGAAATGGGGTTAATCGAATTCATTATGCGATTTATTGTTCAACCAATGATGCGTTTAACTTACTATTACAGCAAACACTAAAACGAGTTCATTACTGGGAGTGCAAAGACAAAGTTAATTTAATCGCAGCTTTTACTGATAAGAGCAATCCTGAATTTAAGAACAAGCAATGGGCAATTACCTATGCTGCCAAAGATGTAGTTGAAGATTATTATGGTCATAAAACATTATTAGTAGAGGATTTTGATAAATCTGATGAACTTGGTCAATTAGAACCTATTAATTGTAGAAGCTCGGTATCGATTGAGAATTCATTGATGAATAAGATTAGTTCATTATTTCCGACTAATAAAACCAAAATGTTTGTCAAAAGCTTGCTGAAATATGGAAAAACGGCAACGATGGATATTTTTTCAATGACTGAGAAAAAATTTGAACATGCATTGTATGATCGAATAGCTTATGTTAAATCCAATGCACAACTGTTTAACACAAGGTTAAACAGTTTCGATCATCAAGACGTGTTAGATAAACTAAAGATACTAGGCGATTTTGAATATTGCCTTAATAAATACATTGATCCGATGACATTAAATAGCGAGGTTCACACTTTATTTATTGATAATAGTGATGTATTTAATGATATATTCGATTATGCAGCTAAAGTATATGGGATGGAATACCAGGGAATTGTTTGGGAATCGTTTGGGATGATTAATGATCATGAATTAAAACTAGATGAATACAAATTAATTGATTCGATAATTGATTTGCAACAAGAATTAAGTAGACAACTTGTGCCAACAAAAGGACAGGTGAGCTTATATGAAGCTACATATCTGTCATGAAGTTGGCTGTCAAGCATTGATACCAATGGATAAAAGATATTGCGGTAAGCATTCCACTAAGCATCAACGACCAGGTAACTTGCGTCAGCGTGCAGTCAGTTCTGCAAGAAATCGGGAGTACAATATGTATCATCGTGATCCAATAGCTAACGGTTTTTATCATTCCCAAGAGTGGACTAAGATTCGTAATTATGTGGCAGCAAGGGATTATTATCTGGATGGTGTGACTGAATTACCAGTTGCAAACGATAGAATAATTGTTGATCATATTATTCCTAGACGTTTATTGTCTCGAGACAAATGGTTGGATGTTGACAATCTTTGGTGTTTATCGCCGGCAACGCATAATATCAAAACTAAACTAGAACAATCGATGAGGGATAATCAATTAAAATATTGTGATAAACGCTGGTGGATTAAAGTATTATCTAAACGCATTAAATAACCATTCCCCATTTGTGGGAAGTTCCTAATAAGATAGATGGTATTCTGTGTGGGGTGGGTACCAACTGGTGGATGGTGAGTACCGGTTATAGAAGACCACCATCCATAAAAGAAGGCCACCATGAACACTTCCTTAAATAATTTCTGAGATTCAAAAGTCAATCTGTCTAATTTTTAGAATAAGGGATGGCACCATCGTTTAAAACGTCGAAAATAATTTTAATTTTTTCAACAACGTTGAGGCGATATATGTGTACAGAAAAAAATCAAGTAGAAAATATTTTTTGAAATTTGCCAAAACTGATAATGATTGGGAAGTTCCTTAAGACATCCCCCGGGTGGTCAAAGCTTAGGGGAGCGCACGCCCAGCAGTAGCGCACGTAAAAAATTGCAAATTCAAAACTTTTTTATGGGGCTTATCATTGTTTTTTTCTAAAATACTTAAAAATATCTACGAATCAACCTTTCTATGTTTTTTCCTCCAATAAAAAAACTAAATTTCCGAAAGATTATTTAAGTATATTTGAGACAACATTCAAAAAGTGTTTTCTACTGATTTCAGTGGTTTGCTAGTCTAAACGAATCGCTAAATTAAAGGCTTCCAAATAATTGGAGGCTTTTTTTATTGCTTGGAGGTGAATTAATAATGCCGAGACAAATGAAATTAACTACGGATAAAAGATCTCGGAAGGATCAACGAGTTAGAACAGAAAAATTAATTAATGAAACTTCGGGAATGGAAGTTATTCAAAAAAGTTGTCCAAAATATTTATCAAGTTATGCTCGCACAATGTGGACAAAACTTATTCCAATTCTTCAAGCTTCCGGTTATGTTAAGCAAGCAGACAAAGGAACTATTGAGGCTTTTTGTATTAATTATCAATTACTACGTAAGAGTTATGATTCTGTTCAAGAAGATGGAGTTGTAACCAGAGTTACCAGAACTATTGTTAATCAGCGGACCGGTGAAACATATGAAGATGATGCCGGTTGGAAACGAAATCCGGCTTCACAAATTATTGACTCCGCAACTGCGAAGTTAAACAGTTTAGCACATGAACTAGGTTTAACGCCTTCCGCTCGGGCGTCATTGCTTCAATTATCAGATGGTGGTGATGATGAACCCAACATCAAAGAGATGTTAAATGGGGGAAGTGACTTTTAATGGTACATGAATTCGATTTTGCTCAAAGAAATACTGATTTGGATAGAACCTTTCAGCAACTTGATAGTGAAGGTTACTTTAATGAAGTTAAAATAAAATACCGCGATCCGGCCACTGTTTATTGCTATCGGGTACTGACTAAACAGCAGTTAGCCTGTAAAACAATTAAGCTAGCAGCGTTTAGACATCTAAACGATTTAAAACGATCTGTGGAAGATGAATTTCCGTATTACTACGATTTGGATAAATGCCGAAATATCTGTAATTTTGCTCGCATATGTCCTGATGTTTCCCAAAATAAACCGGTACCATTAATGATTTGGCAACAAGCAATCCTGTGTCTTTCTCAGGGATGGCGAGCAAAGGGAGACAAGCAGAAGCGTTTTGAACGGTGCTTGGTTTCAGTTGCTCGGACAAATGGTAAGTCATACTTATTGAATATCTTGATTCTTTACGCCTACTTGGTGGAAGCTAGTGACCAGTTTAATGCCGATTTGTGTTACTTGGCGCCGGTTGATAAACAGTCTAAGAAGTCTTGGCGTTACATTAAACAGACTTTTAATAGTTTACAGTCAATGCCTGGCTTTCGTAGATTGATCAAGGATCAAAATATTGCTATTAATGATGATGTTTTAAAGTCCACGAAGACTCAAAACCAGATATTGAGAATGACAGCTGGCAGCGCCCAATTAGATGCATTTCATTTCCTTTTTGCCACTGTGGATGAATACGGTGATGAAAATTTTAATTCAGATGTGATTTCTAAAGTCACTTCTGGACAAGTTCAAACTAGTAATCGCCAAACATTTTTTATTAGTACAGCATATAGTAACCCTAAGGTCCCAATGTATAGTGATGTTAGACGACTCACTAAAGTGATGGAGAAGGATTCCGATCGAACGGAAGATTCAACACTAGCATTAATTTGGCAGCAAGATGACCAAGATGAAGTTGAGAACCCCGAAACATGGGTGAAAAGCAATCCATTACTGGATTTACCGGCCAAACATGATACCTTACTAAAGGGATTAATTAGTGAACGGGATGCTAAGTTGGAAGACGGCACATTGAATGATTTTATTAACCGTAATCTCAACATGTGGTTGCAGACGGCTAAAGATAAATACTTGAAATTAGAAGATATCCAAAAATCGGTTGTTTCTGACTTCAAATTCGATAATCAAGATTGTTACGTGGGCTTTGATTTATCACATGCTTCAGATGATACGGCTTACAGTTTTGTCTTCCCACATTTAACCGATGATCAAAAGAAGTATTTTATCTTACAGCATTCGTTTGTTCCATTAGCCCGGGCAGATAATTCTATTATCGTGAAGGAAAAGCAAGACGGAATTAATTATTCAAATGCAGAAAAGTTAGGCTTTTGTGATATTTCACGAAATTCCTACGGCTTAATTGATGAAGATTTTGTCGGCCGTTGGTTCCTGGATTTTGTTAACGATCATCATTTGAAAGTTAAGGCCTTCATTTATGATCCTTATCAGGCTAGTGCGATTACTGATTGGTTGGATAATAATATGCCAGAAGTGCCTTTCATTACTTTAAAGCAAGGGACGGTTAGTTTGAGCTCGCCAACAGTCTTTTTGAGAAATCAGTTTATTGCTGGAAATATTGAAATGTTAGCTGATCCGATTTTGCAAACCTGTTTGGCTAATGCTGTGACGATGGCTAATCCGTATGGTATTAAAATAGATCGAACGGCTCTGACTTCAAAAATTGATTGTGCTGATGCCACTATTGATGCCATGTCTCAAGCCCTTTTTTATTTTGAAAATCCTAATCATGGTCTTAAAGAAGATAAAAAGAATCCCTTTAACGGAATGAGCAATGAGGAAGTCAACGAATTTTTTACCAGTGATCAGTTTAGTTTTTAATATTTTCAACATTCAGTGGGTGATATATGTAGTGGATAAATTATTTAGGAGGCAGATTAGTTGAATCTGAAACAATGGTGGACAGGTTTAATCACTAACCTGTCTTTTATATTATTTTTATTTGGATTAATTACTTTTGTGATTGCAGCAAGTTTAATCAATTTTATTGTTGGTTGGGTAGTTGCTGGAATTGCTTTAATCGTTTTAGCCTATGTCATTTCTTGAAAGGAGGCGTTGAATGCTGAATCCCTTTAAAAATTTTATGTCAAAACAAACACAGTCAATTAGTACCACTGGTTATTCACCATTCATGTTAAACGGTGCGCTACTATCAACTAACACTGTGGATGCTGACGGGGCGTTACAAAACAGCGACATTTATGCGGTGATTAACCGAATTGCGGGCGACGTAGCCAGTTGTGAATTTAAAACAGATCAATATAGCAACATGTTAAATCAGCCCAGCACGATATTGAGTGCATATAATTTTTGGCAAGCAGTTAGTGCTCAAATGATGTTAACTGGCAATGCCTTCGTTCTAATTCAACGAAATGGTAATGGTAGCCCGGCTGGATTGGCCTTAATTCCGTTTTATCAGGTTAGTATTACTTTAGACAATCAACAAAATGTTCTCTATTATACAGTTAATTACGGTGATGACCGAGGACAGGTAACTTATTTAGCTGCCGATATTTTGCATTTTCGGTTGTTCGTTTCGGGGCAAGTTGCTACTGAACTAGTTGGAAGCAGCCCATTAAATAGTTTGGTTAAAGAAATTAATATCCAGAATTATAGCAATCAATTGTCATTAAGTAGTTTAAAAAATGCGATTGCACCAAGCTATACGATTACGGTTCCGGCGGCCAAATTGGAACCGGAAGCTAAAGAAAATATTAGAAAATCGTTTGAGAATCAGAATTCTGGTTCGAATGCTGGTCGACCAATTGTTTTGGATCAATCTGCTCAGCTTGATTCCTTACAGATTAATCCGGATATAGCTAAATTATTAAATAATGCCACGTTTAGTCAGACCCAGATTGCCAAGGCTTTTTGTGTTCCAGATAGTTATTTAAATGGTCAAGGTGACGAACAATCATCAATTGAGATGATTCGATCTCTGTATCAAAATAGTTTGAGTCTATATATACGTCCAATTGAATCAGAATTATCTTTAAAACTGGGGACTGACATTAAAATGGATATCAATTCAGCGATAGATGTGGATCATCAGCAATTAATTAGTAATATTACTAAATTAAGCACCGGTCAGTCACCAGCATTAACGCCGCAACAAGCACAGACAATTCTGAAACAAGCGGGAGTTTTTCCTGATTTGAAAGTTTCAGCAGTGGAAGGAGGTGATGATAATGACAACAGTGCCAATTAAGGGTGTTGTATCTAGTGATGATGATGCCGAAGTTTATCAGTTTTTTGGATATTCAACAGTTACTCCTTCCGCAGTTAAAGATGCGTTAAGCACTGCAAATGGTCAAAATATTGTTGCCGAAATTAATTCACCTGGTGGCGATGTGTTTGCGGGTTCTGAAATATATACCGCGCTCAAGAATTATACTGGCAATGTGGAGGTTGATATTGTCGGACTAGCTGCCAGCGCAGCAAGCGTCATTGCAATGGCGGGTGATACGATTAAGATTTCACCAACGGCTCAATTAATGATTCATCGAGCTTCCACCGTATCTCAAGGCAACGCAGACAATTTATCCAGCGATTTGCAGGGGTTGAACTCGACTGATCAATCAATTGCAAATGTTTATGTACAACGAACGGGTTTGGATCCGCAAACAGTTATGCAAATGATGACCAAGGAAACTTATATCAATGCAAAAGATGCCGTTGAACAAGGATTTGCAGACGAAATGATGTTTGCAGATCAACCAAATAAAGTTACTAACATGATGTCGCCATTGATGTTGAGTAATCAAGCAATTACTAAAGTTAAAACATTGTTAGCAAAAGTAAAACAAAAGCCCAAAGAAACTAATAGCCAAACTAGTGACCAATTGCGATCACATAAGTTGGCTATTTTATTTAAGTAAAGAAGGAAATTAAATTATGGATTTAAATAAGCTGCACGATGCTTGGCTTGAAGCTGGTCAAAAAGTAACGGACCTTCAAGAAAAGCGCAATCAAATGGCAGTTGAACTGAACGATTCTCCTGAAAAATATTCAGATGAGGATCTAACTAAAATTGCTGATTCAATTGATAAAGCAAAGAAGACCCGAGATTTTGCTAAAGGTGCATATGATGATGCCCTGGCAACTGCTAAATTAGTAAAGCCTGATAAACCAGCTGCAGGTGGTCAAAAAGATGTTACGCCAAAAGACAAGCCTAAGTTTATTAATATTGTCAAGGGAGCCTTAAAGGGTGATCAAAAGTTTTTGAATTTGATGTCTAGTGGACTTGATGCCAATGGAAATGGTGTTGGCTTGACAATTCCAGAAGATGTCCAAACGGCCATCAATACTTTGAAGCAAACCTTTACATCATTGGAGCCACTAGTAACTGTGGAAGGAGTTAATGCCCCTTCGGGATCACGAGTTATTGAGCCACGACAGTCAGTGACCCCATTTGCCAACTTGGATGATGAAACAGCCCAAATTGGGAATAACGATGAGCCGTCAGCCTTTAAGCCATTAACTTACAAAATCCATCGATATGCAGGAATTTCCAGTATTACCAACACTTTGATGAATGACAGTGATGCAAACCTCTTAGCATATTTGGAAAACTGGATTGCCAAGAAAGATGTTATTACTCGAAACAGTGAAATTTTAAAAGCGTTGGCTAATTTACCAAGCGCACAAAAGACCACAGTTGATAGCTTTGACGCCATTAAGGATATTTACAACAAGGAATTGGATCCACTGATTTGGAATGAATCTGCATTTGTTACTAACCAATCAGGCTTTGCTGTTCTGGATAAAGTCAAGGATAATAACGGACAATACGTCATTCAGCCTAACCCGCTTAACCCATCACAAAAGATGCTGGCTGGTAAGACAATTACAGTTATTGCCGATGCATTTTTGCCCAATGATGGAAACAGTTTCCCACTTTACATTGGTGCTTTGACGGAAGCTGTTCGTCTATTCGACCTTCAGCAGATGTCTTTGTTGGCCACCAACATTGGCGCCGGTTCTTTCGAAAATGACTTGACTAAGATTCGGGCAATTGACCGCTTCGATGTCGAATTGTGGGATACCGAATCGGTCATTTATGCACCATTTACTGGGTTGGCAGATTTAACTCCTGCTGCGAAGATTGGTGGTACTACTAGTTCAACTGGTAAGTAACTAAAATAGGTCGCCAAATAAATACACAATACAGTAATGGGCGGCTGTTAGGAGGGATCATGTGACAGTTAATCCGACAGAATTAATGGATGAGTTGCATATTGACCAAAATCCGACTGAATTAACGACTATTACCAATTTGATTAATGAAGCAACTGAGATTGTCAATCATTCAGTTAATTCAAGCGAAACCCAATATCAAGCCTCACCAATTTACGACTTGGCAATAAAAACTCTAGCAACCCAGTTATATTATGATCGAGGATTATCTAAGGGGATGTCAGCTGGCTTGTTGATGATGCTAGATCATCTTCAAGGAATGATTTCGGGAAGTGACACAGTTGGCACTTAATAAATTTAGTCCAGAACAGTTTAACCGGCAAGCTCAGTTTGGATTCACTGAACCAATAATTAATCCCAATACTGGCGCTTCAGAAGCGCAATTTAAGCCACAGTTTACACTATGGTGTATGCCTTATACACGAACCAATACTCAGAATGCCTCACTTTTGGGAACAGATTTTCAAGATACCAATCAAATTGTAATTCGGCATAATTCGTCAGTTGATAAGGGGCTGTTAGTTCAATATCAAGATCATCTATATCAAATAGTTAGTTTGAGTTTGGATGATAGCAATAAAATTGTGGCTTATGATATTTTGACCTTACAAGTTAGTGAGAGGGTCGGGAAAAAGCATGGTTAGCATGGGTGAACAATTAAACGATTATTTAGAAAAAATAAAGCAATTGGTTCCCAACCGCACGGAAACAATTTTAATTACTAAAGCAGGCGCTGATGTTTTACAAAAAAAATTGGCTAATAAAACTAAGCAGCTACATTACACTAATCGAATTGCCTCAGAAAAGGATCCACATTTAGCTGATAGTGTGCTAGTTAGTATGACAAACGTTGATGGTGATGTGGATGGGACTTCCACAGTTGGTTGGGTAAAGAAAAAAGTGGTGATTGCCCGCTGGTTAAACGATGGTACTGTTTATATCACTGGGGATCACTTTGTAGAAAAGGCACGTGAAGAAACCCGCTCTGATATATTAAAAGCTGAATATATTAAATGGAAGGAGTTGGGGCACTGATGGAATTACCAGTTATGACTGTTTATCAGTTAATTCAATCTTTACATTATGAATGGATTGACCAGCTTTATCCCATGAACATTCCTCCTGGTGCTGATACTTCTGGAAAGCAGACCATTGTCTTGATTACTTCCATTACTGAACCTTTAGGCGGATTTCGCAACGATCAATTTAGTAATATTCAAGCTAATATTCAGATTCAAATATTTTGGAAAAAAGAAACACAAGAAAATATTTTTAACAATGAAGTTGCCTTAATGAACGATTTGGAAAATCAGGATTGGCTGGTTAGTTCGCATAAACCTAATACTGTGGATCCAGACACCGATCAAGTTACGGCAACTTTTTCAGTTACTAAAACAATTATAGTAAAGAAAGAAGGACTTTAAATGTCAACACATGGTATTAAAGATGTCACCTTTGGTTTAGTTGATGCTAATGGTAAATTACTGACTAGCGATGCAGGAGTAGGAACTAATGGTATCTATTTAGTTGATGGCGATGCTAAAGGCGCTACGACGGCCACAGTTTCTGGCTTGGAAGCCGAGGGCACTGTCGCGTATGCTAATGATGAAGCAAAACGAGTTTCAAATGGTCAGGCACAACCAGAGGTCGCATTGGAATTCTTGGATATTGATTTTGACGAGTTGCAAAAACTCAAAGGATATATTCAGGATGCGGCTAATGGTGGTTGGACACGTCAATTACCAAAGCCTCATGTAGCAATGTTGTTACATTTTCGTTCATACACGAATATTGATATGTACGAAGGCTTTGCTAATGGTCAACTAATTGAAACTGGTAGTTCTCATGCAACGGATAATAATGCCGAAACTGATGCCAATACGGCGTTAACTTACCAAGCATTAACACCGGCTGATAATACCGTCTTCAATGGAGAACCGTACAAGATTTGGATGTCTCAAGATGCTGGGTTCGATAAAGCCAAAATGTTAGCAGAAGTTTTTGGCGGCTATTCAGCAACTACCGGTAGTAGCACGACTGGCTCAACGACTGGCGGTACAACACCAGGAAAATAGATCAAGGCGGGGGATATTCCCCGCATACATAATCAAATAAAGGAGCTTTGATCATGAAAATTAATATTACAAAATTAGGTTTACGTAAAAAGTCAGCTGAAGTTAAAACCACTGTGGGTGTTATTGAGAAAGCCCAAAATTTACAAATTCAATTGTTGAAATCAGATGCAGTTGATTTTACTAATGATGACCCACTAGCAGTTTTGGAAACGCAAAAGAAAATGGTTCAAGGATTATTGCAATTTATGATTGATATTTTTAAGCTATCCGACAAAGAAGTTGAAAAGATTAAATCAACTTTGGACTTCACCGACTTTCAAAATTTCATGGCCTATGTACTATTTAGATTTCAAGGAATGAGCGATGAAGATTGGGAAACTGTTACTAAACAACAAACCGAGGAATCAGCAGACCCAAAAGAAAACAATTAAGATTAGCCAAATTAATTAATGACCTAAGCATATCCCAACAAGATATGCTTTTTTTTAAACAACAAATGATGAAACAGGGAATCTTACCAGATGAATTAAATCGACAAGATTACTTTGAGTTTATGGCAGTCTTAAATGCTAAAGATAAGAAAAAACAAGTTACTGATCCGGTTGTCGAGTTATTAAATAAACGAAAGGGGACTGACTAATGGCTACTATTAATGATGTAATGAGTACTTCAATTCGCTTGGATGCAGTACAACCAGCACGGTCATTAAAAACTTTAACCAATTACATTAAAGCTAATACCAATGCATGGCGTTCTCAGGAGGTGGCCTTAAAGTCTTCTGGAGATAAACTAGATGCTTTAAAAACTAGGTATCAAGGAATATCAGAAGAAATTAAAGGCTATAACTTAAAAATTGATGAGTTGAAGCGTCGACAGTCAGGCCTCGATCAAACAACCAACCAAGGTTCAGAAAAGTATGCCAAATATGCTAATCAGATTGCCAAAGCACAAGAGAAGATTGCTGGTTTAAATGATCAACAGTCTAAGGCAGAAAAGCAATTTGAATACCTTAATTCAGGATTATCTGGATTACAGCGTAACTATCATAGCCTTAATCAAGTAACCAATTCTTATGTAGATGCCTTAAAGGCTCAGGGAAAGATTAACCAAGCTGGTCAAGCAAAACTTAAGAGCCTTAAAGAAGGCCTGAATAGTTTATCCGACCAGTACAGATTGCAAAATAATGAACTTAATAAAAATTCGCAGACTTATAGGCAAGCCCAGTTAGCTTATGAAAAGCAACGAAATGTTGTTCATGAACTTGCTAGCGATACCCACAAGAATGCAGATGAGTATGCCCAAGAAAAGGAAAAGCTTAATCAATTAAAAGGTAGCTTGGACATTGCCAATGAAGCCTTTAATACTCAGAAAGTGCGAGTCAACAAAACAGCTGCTTCACTAGCTAACGTTCGTTCAGATGTGGTTAAATACGACTTACAAGTCGGCCACATGAGTGATGCCATGGCTCGGATGGGTGACAAAGCCAACGTTGCTAAGAATAAGATTAAGAATTCATTTGGATCAATTAAAGGTAGTTTACTAGGTGCTAGTGTAGCGATGGGGACATTGGGAGCAGCTGCATTTTCTGGTGCTAAAAAAGCGACTGAACTTCAAAATGTTTATAAAGTAAACCAGAACTTGTTAGTTACGGGTGGTGATAAGACTAAAACTGCCATTAAGACCGTGACCGAAATGCAAAAAGACGGGACTAAATACGCTCTCAAATATGGGGTTAGTCAAAAAGAAATTGCTGATCAATACCAAGATCTGATCAAGCGCGGTCATACAGGTGCTGAATCATTAGCGGTTATGAAAACTGAACTGCAAGCCAGTGTGGCTTCTGGTGATGACTTTAAAGATGTGGTTAAAGTATCAAGCCAAGCTATCGAAGCATTTGGCATGAAAACCAATAATACGGCAAAAATGATGCACAACACCAGGCGTGTAGTTAATGCATTGGCTTATTCTGCTGATATGACCGCCACTGACTTCCACAGTTTAGGCAAAGGTATGGAATATGTAGGTGATTCAGCTAATAATGCGGGCTTTAGTATTGAGCAAATTTCCGCCGCTTTAGGTGAATTGAGTAACCATGGCTTGGAAGCTGATAAAGCTGGGACGGGTCTGCGAAAAATTATTACTAGTTTAGCAGCTCCAACAAATTCAGCTATGGGTGCTTTAAATGAAATTGGAATTAAATCAACTAAAATATTCCAAACTGCCAATGGTAATTTCAAAACGTTGCCTGCAATTTTTAAAATTATTGAAGAACATACTAAAAAACTTGGTGGAGCTGATACAGCACGAATCTTTAAAAATGTTTTTGGTCAAACCGGCATGCAAGCAGCTCAAATCTTAGCTAAATATAATGGCCAATTGGCTGATTTAACCAACAATGTTTCTAAAGCAAGCAAAGCTGGGAATTACGTTCAAAGATTAGCTAACAAAAATGCTCAAACTGCCCAAATGTCTCAGAAACGATTTAAGCAAGCCTGGGATCAATTATCAATTATGTTTGGGTCTAAGTTATTGCCGTATATGACAAAAGCGGCTAATCAAATGACCAAGCTTTTTGGTGAAAAAGGATTTCAGAAAGATATTGGTAAAACGGCTACTTTAACTGCACATGTGGCAGGAGGAATCGCCAATATTGGCATTTTTGCTGTTAAACATTATGAAGGTGTCAAGCGCTTTGGTGAAGCATTAACTGCAATTTGGGCAGTTGGTAAAGTTTATAAATATTTCAAAATATTTAGTGATATTACCTCTGTCTTTGGCGGTCAAAAGCTAAAGGTGAACCGATTGACATCAGCATATGATGATCAGACCCTAGCTATTGAACGTAACACTAAGGCTAAAGAAGCTAATGTGGATGCCGGAAATGGTACCAGTGCAATTGATAATGTTGCTGATAACGCTGGTGGCGAAGGTAAGGTTACCGAAGGTGCCGAAAAAGATGGTAAAACGGCCATCCACGATATAGATGATACAAGTAAAGTTGCCGAAGACTCCGGAAAAGTTGGCCGATTCGCTAAATTAGCTGAAAAGTTTAAAGGTGTTAGCAAATTCGGAAAGGTTGCTGCAGGCTCTGTAGGTGTCTTAGACGTTTTAAATTCAGCAACTGATTTAATTGGCATGAAAAAGAAGACTGCCGGTTCACACATTGGCGCTGCTACTGGTTCATTAGGTGGTACTGCAGCAGGTGCAGCAATTGGAACAGCTATTTTACCTGGAATTGGCACGGCTGTTGGCGCTGGCTTAGGTGGACTAGTGGGTGAAGGCGTTGGCCGTAAATTCGGCAAAGCTATCCAAAAAGGACTATCGGTTCAAAAAATTCATGTACCAAAACTATCTACCAAATCTTCTTTTAAGAAACTTTCTGATGAAGCAGCTAGTTATTATAAAAACCGTGAGGCTCAGGACAAAAAGGATTTACAGTTACTTTATAAAAACGGGGATATTACTAAAAAAGAGTACGAAAAACGCCTGCAAATCATTAAAGGTGAAGGATCTAAAGCCAACCGATTAACTCTGATGAGTCAAAAGGATCAGCAGGCAATTGCCAAATATTATGCGCAATCACGGCAACGGCTAACCGCATCGTGGAATGAAAAGATTCTAAAAGCTGATAATAAATACGGTAAAGAATCCGTTCAAGTTGAAAAGCTGCAGAAAGAAAAGAAAGAATCGCTTGAAAAACAACATCTTAAATTTGCTACTCAAGTGACTGCTAAAGAAGCCGAACTGCATACAACCTTAGCTGGTCAGATTAAATTGTCTACTAACAAGATTGCAAAAGACTACAAAACGCTCACTGAAAAGAGTAAAAAATATTCCAAAGAAAAAATGATTAAATTGGTGACTAATGCCGATGAAGAGCAAAAGTCTGTCAGTAAAAAAGCCAACGATGAATATCATAGTGTCTATAACGCTGCTTGGAAGAAATATAAAAATACAGTTAAAGCGGCAGATGAAGAGTACAAGGGAAATAGTTCAGCTGCCAAAGCTCAACGCCAAAAGATTATTGAAGAAGCTCGTAAACAGAGAATTGGTGTAATTAATCACGCCGCTAAGCAAAAAAATGATTCAATCACCAAAGCCAAACAGCAGTCTGACAAAGTGTACGATTACGCACATAATCAAAATCGTAAAGTAACGGCTCAGGCTGTTTCTCAGTATGAGAATATTAAGAAAAACAATTCCAAAACTAAAGATAATTACAGTCTTTCCTGGCATGGCATCTGGAAGTCAGTTGGTAATTGGATTGGCAAACTGGTAAATGGGATGAATAAGAATGCCATTTCAGCCCAGAACAAAGTCTTTAAACAATACGGTGGTTCACAAACTTTGGATCAGATCCCTGCTGTAGCTTGGGCAACAGGTACCGGATTGTTGAGAAATGGCTTATTAACCAAACCAGTTTTGGCTAAGTTTAATGATGGCTACGATTCACCAGAAACACATAATAAGGAAATCATTGTCCACGCAGATGGGCAATTAGAGCCAGTTGAGGGTAAAGATACTCACCGGTTTCTAGAAGCTGGCTCCGGCGTTTTAAATGCGACAGAGTCCAAAATGCTAATGGCTTTAAATGGCATGCAGCACTTTGCGTCAGGAACTGGTTTATTTGGTGGTATCGGCAAATTTTTTAAAGGCATCTGGGGTTCTTTAAAGCAGAAGTTGTCAGCGTTATCTCATATTGCTAAGCATTCTGATGCGACCTTCAAACAAGTTTTTCAACCTAACTTTGGCGATATAAAGGGAACTGTTGGAGAGAACTTTGCCAATATGTTTGGCAAACGCGACAAGCAACAGGGTTCGATTTGGTGGGATACTGCCTGGAATATGCTACACGGCATGGTTTCCGAAGGCGGCGGTCAGACTGATTCAGCATTTTTGAATGAAGCTAAGAAATTGGCAAATCGTGCCCATCACCGATATTCTGAAGGATCTAATGTCCGCTTAGGACCGAATTATTATGATTGTTCTGGCTTAGTTTATGAGACATTGAAACACATGGGAATTACAGTTCCTGGTGGATCGACTACTGTCCCTGAATACAACTTTTCTAAGCCTGTATCTTGGAAGAATGCTAAGACTGGTGATTTAGCGTTCTTTGGTCGTGGAGGAAGTCAACACGTTGGTATTGTGGTTGATAATAGTGGCTCTGGGCATATGTTCAGTGCCGAAAATCCAAAGGACGGGATTAAATATTCTACCATCAAGGGATTCGGTGATTTTGTTGGGATCCGAAGAGTACCTGGATTAATTGACAAAGTTAAAAAGTCAACTAAATCTCATAAACAAAGCTCCGGATTACAAGCACTAGTAAAGTCACAATTAAAGAATTCTGGAGTTTGGGGTTGGGTATCAAAAAACTTAAAACCATTATGGCAAAAACTGTTTGGTAGTTTAAGTAGTTTTGGATTAAGTGGCGATGTGGCGGCTAGAGCCAAAACCTTAGCAAAAGCGTTGAAAAAACTAGATCCACGTGCAACCAAGGCAGGAATTGCTGCAATCCTTGGCAATTGGGAATTTGAGTCGGGATTAAATCCTGATGCAAGAAATTCGTCTGGTGGAGCCTCCGGTCTTGGACAGTGGTTGGGTGGTAGATTGAATCACTTGAAGTCATATGCTCGACGTCATGGTGAAAACTGGCGAAATGCGGCTACTCAATTAAAATTTGCGTTGGGTGATGACAGTTCCGATTCTTCTGTATTTAAACGAATCCTGGAAGGCCACGGTTCGATCGCTTCGTTAGCCAGTCAGTTTTCTGAAGATTGGGAACGTGGCGGTTATACGGGGCAGCATGTTAATGGTGCGAAGAAAGTTGCTAATTATTTGGGATATGAAAATGGTGGCTTAGTTGATCAAGAACAGTTAATTAAAGTGGCCGAACGTAATAAACCGGAAACCATCATTCCGTGGGATATTAACAAACGGGGACGGGCCTATGAACTTTTGGCTGATACCATGGCTCATTTTAAGCAAACAGATCAACAGCCCAATCAATCAAACAATTCAAATAGTATGGCTGTTAAAAAACTTGAAGCCAAGTTTGATACAATGATTAAACTTATGAGCCAATTGGTTGATGGGCAAAGCAACCCAATTCCGGCAGTCGTAACTGACAAGCAAGTTGTTCAGGCAGTCAATAAACATAACAAACGGACAACAGCCAAAAATAATTGGGGAAGGGGCGTAACCTTTGGCTAACAATGATAATTACGATGTCAACACGTTTGATTTTGCGTTTGATGAAAATGGAAATGATGGTTTTAATTCACAAGATGATTTAGGAATTTATTTGAATCATGTATCGAAACCGTTAGCACCTAGCATTACTGAGTCGTTTCAAGATGTTCCGAAACGTTACGGCGGTGTATACTTAGGAACAGACTACGGTGAGAAGGAATTTGACATTCCAATTACTTGTTTTTGTACCACTCGTGATGAATATAACGAACGCATTAAAACGTTGACTAATGTTTTAGTTAATACCAGTAGTGATGTGGATACTGAATATCCGCTGAGGTTTAATGACGATCCAGATGTAACTTATTATGGACACTTTACGAGCATTCCAACACCGACGTTTATTAATGAAGGTGTCCAGGACTTTCAAACTACGTTAGTCTTCATGCTGGCAGATCCACGTGGATTTCTACCACAGAAGGAAATAAAAATTACAGACAATGATCAGCAAATTATTCCCGAAGGAAATACGGAAGTTGATCCAATTATTCATATTATTCCGAAAACCGATCTTTATTATGTGGGTTATGAAACAAATGATGATTATGTAGCGGTTGGATATAACGTTGATGATGGTGATACGGCTACGGATAGTGATGGTAACATTACAGTCATGGGACAATCCCAAACTCAACAGGTTGACGACCCATGTAACTCATTAGCAACGTGGATTCAATGTAGTGAAAATACACAAGCTTTTCCAATTTATAAGGGCGAGATAGATGGAAGCTCAGCGGCCACCGGTACTTCAATTATGGTGGCTAAAGATAAAGATGACCATTATGAATGGGGCACTCGTGGTAAACACAAGAACTTTTACGGCCCCGCAGTTATGCATAATGGCTTACCTAAGATAACTCCTTATTGGAAAGTTTCGGTGCGTTTGCATCATGTTAAACGAATGAAAAATGAGCGGGCAATGGGAAAGATTGAAGCTTATTTATTGGATAATAATGGTAATGTTTGTGGCCGGATGGGGATTGAAGATTACTCAATGGGCCGTTATCCACGGGCGTTTATTCAATTAGGCAATAATTTTGATAGTAGTAACTCTGATAGTTATTTGACATTGCTGTTTGATGAAGGTAATGGTCAGCAGAAACAAAATGAGTCTACCAAACATGTTAAAGTTGCCTACACCAAAACAGTCACCGTTAAGAAGACGACTAAAAAGAAGAAGTGATATAAATGAATCTACAATTCTTTGCGCGGAAGAAACGAAAAACTCGTAAGAAGACTAAGACTAAAAAGAAACGAGTTGTGAAATCTAAAAAGGGTGGCAAGAAGAGTAGTAGTAAAGGGGGTAAAAAAACATCAGCTCCCAAAGCTACAACAAAGAAGAAAAAGGAAAAAGAATATGTAACTGAAACCTCGTATATGAATAAGGATGCCTACTCGAATTTTTATGGTGAATTTATTCTTGAACGACAGAAAAAATCGGATAGTTCGGGGAATGTTTACGACAACTGGGTAGCAGAAATTAACCAGTGGGATCCTAAAACCGGTGAGCCATATAGTGTTAACAATACAAGTAAAACTCACATGCATAAGGAAAAGTTGGATAAATCCGGTAAGTTTGGTTTTGCTTTAGCCAACTTAGGCGTTTTCTTTGGTAAGCATGATATTAAAGAGGACTTAGTTAATCCAGTGGTGGCGTATAAGTCAGATTATGAAGCTTTAACCAATTATGAAGAATGGCGCAGTGATGGTTCTACTGATCCAGATGATACTCCACATATTATTGCCAAGGCTGGTCAAGAA